TCTCAACGAAACCTCGCTTGAGAACGCAGTGATCCAAATCGCTGCTTGGACGGACGAACGTGGTCTGCTGATTGCCGCTAAGCCGAAGAAGCTGATTGTCCCTCCGGGCCTTCAGTTCGTTGCAACCCGTCTGTTGGAAACCGAACTCCGTGTCGGTACTAACGACAACGACGTGAACGCACTCAAGAACAATGGTTCGATCCCAGAGGGTTACACCATTAACCACTTCTTGACTGACACTAACGCGTGGTTCCTGACGACTGACGTACCAAACGGCATGAAGCACTTTGTTCGTGTCCCGCTCCAGAACTCAATGGACGGAGATTTCGATACAGGGAACGTACGTTACAAGTCTCGTGAGCGTTACTCGTTCGGCTGGTCTGACCCGCTGGGCATGTACGGTTCGCAGGGCTGATCCTAGGGGGGTTGCAAAACCCCCCTTTTGTTGTATTCTGTAGTTATCCGGGGATTACCCGGTGTGCCAAACAGGTCCCCGGCCTGACTTCATGCAGATTGGCGCACCTAACCGCATGAGGGAAAATTCAAATGGCTCTTTCTACTACCCAAAGTATCTGGCGTTCGGGTGGCGGCGACACGACTCGTACCGCGTATTGTGGTTCGGGCGTAATGGCTGCTCAGTTCTACATCGCTGATGCTTCTCCTGCCACTGCTGGCACTCAGGTCAAAGTCTCTTCGGCTGCTGGCGCACCTTCGTTAATTCTGCCTGCTGGCGCGGTTGTTATTTCTGTAAGTATTACGGCTGAGACTGGCTCTGGTACTTTTGATCTAGGCGCAACCGGTTATACCTCCGGCACCGCTGATAACAACTACATCGCCTCTGGTGTAACTGTGGCGGTAGGTACGACTTCAGTTGGTTCTGTTGTTACTGGCGCAGCACTGACCGAAATGTCGTATGTAACTGTGACGGATAACACCTCGGCATCGGGCGCTGTTACCGGCTTTGTTACTTACTTCGTTGCCGATCCGCTGGTAGGTCAGCAAAACGTCTGATAGGGGGCCGTTATGGCTATGCAAACAGACGTAAAAGGCGCAACGTGTGCGGCTAATGGCTCTACCACGGCCTACAACGGGCGAACTCGTCTAAAAGGGCTGTGGTATAGCGCGACTGCTGCGACCACGATTGCTGTCAAAAATAGTGCCACTACTTTGTTTACCTTAACCATTGGTGGGGCGGAAACTAATTATGTTCTGTTCCCCGGTGAAGGCGTGCTTGTGGAAACAAGTTTGGTGATTACTAACGGCGCTAACGTAGCAGCGGTGGCTTTCTATGGCTAAGACTCCGGCATGGCAGAGGAAAGAAGGGAAGAATCCCAAAGGCGGCTTGAACGCCAAAGGGAGAGCCTCCGCGAAAGCGCAAGGCATGAACTTGAAACCTCCCCAGCCGGAAGGCGGCGCAAGGAAGAAATCATTCTGCGCAAGAATGTCAGGAATGAAGAAAAAGCTTACAAGCGCCAAGACAGCGAACGATCCGAATAGCCGTATTAACAAATCACTGAGGGCATGGAAATGTTAAAAGAACACATCGAACCAGATTTGATGGACAACATCTCCATTATTGCGGGGTTGGGTGTCTTACTTTCATGGTTGCCTAGTGTGTTTTCACTCGTCAGTATTATCTGGTTCAGCATTCGTATTTGGGAATCCGATACGGTTCGTGGTTTAACTAACCGGAAAAAGCCAGATGCCAGCCAAGAGTGAGAAGCAGGAACGATTCATGAGGGCTGTCGCTCACAGCCCTTCTTTTGCCAAGAAGGTAGGCGTGCCAATGAGCGTAGGACGCGAATTCACCAAAGCCGAAGGAGGCCAAATGAAAGAGTCAAAAGCAATGATGAAGAAGGAAGTGTCGTTCATGAAAAAGAAAGGCGCTCCTAAGTCTATGGTTAAACACGAAATGGCGGAGGCTGGTATGAAAAAAGGCGGCATGACTAAGAAAATGGCAGGTGGCGGTCTAGCTGCTGGTCATAAATCGGCTGATGGTATTGCTACTAAAGGCAAAACTAAGGCGAGACAAGTCACTATGGCAGGTTCCACCGGCATGAAAAAAGGCGGTATGACCAAGATGAAGTACGGCGGTAAGGCGTGCTAATAGGAGGCTGTAATGGCTAAGCAAGATCCCCGTCGCCCCAAAGGTGACACAGGCGAGGCTGAAATTTTTACGGCTGAAACAGGCACTCCTCCAGTAGACCCAGATATGGGTTCGGTAAAAGGTGCTAAACCTATGCCGATGCCTAAACCCGTGAAGAAAATGGCAAAGGGCGGTAGCGCTTCAGCCCGCGCAGATGGTTGCGCTATTCGCGGTAAAACAAGAGGCAAAATCGTATGATGGCCTCGCGTGGAATGGGTGCTATCAGTCCTTCTAAGATGCCTAAGCCTAAGAAAAAGGCTAGGCGGGATGACACCGACTTTACGCAATATAAAAAAGGCGGCAAGGTTAATGCAGCGGGTAATTATACTAAGCCGGAACTACGCAAGAGGATCGTCTCGCAGGTAAAAGCCGCTGCCACTCATGGCACTAAGGCAGGTCAATGGTCAGCCCGCAAAGCACAGCTAGTGGCTAAGAAGTACAAGGCGGCGGGTGGGGGGTACAGAGATTGAAAAAGCGCAAAAAATTTGACAACGGTGGTTCGGTGATGGATAAGCCGAACAAAGATATGCGCGACCCCGCATATCGCAAACAGCTAGAGCGTGAACAGGCGCTTGAAACCTCTGCGCCAGAATTTGCGTTTGTTGGTCCTGCTGGTAAAGCACAATCGTCTTTAAAATCAGCAAAAGACATATTAACAAGAATACCAGACCCAAAAGAATTGGCTTACAGAACCATAAATTATGGATTAGGTTCGGGAGTGGGACGCATAGCTGATGAAATAGCAAAAAAGACGCTTCAAGGTGTGACAGCCGCAGGTGATCCTGACTACCAAGAAGTTCGTAAACAAAAACGAGAAAAAGCCAAACGTGAGTTAGATTCAGAAATGCGGCGTGAAACTCGTGGCATGAAAAAAGGCGGGGCGGTAAAGTCCGCATCATCCCGCGCAGATGGTATAGCACAGCGGGGTAAAACTCGCGGCAAAATGATATGAAAGCCCCGCAGCAAAGTTTAAAAGCGTGGGGTGAGCAGAAATGGCGCACCAAAAGTGGCAAACCGTCATCAAAGACGGGGGAGCGGTATCTACCAGAAAACGCCATAAAAGCATTAAGCCCCGCCGAGTATGCCGCAACCACGAGGGCGAAACGGGCGGGGAAGAAGTCTGGCAAACAGTTTGTAGCGCAGCCAAAACGCATAGCGCAGAAGGTCGCGCCATATAGGAAAGTGAAATAACAATGCCTACTTCCGGTACAGCCGAGTTTAATCTCGATCTCAATAACCTCATCGAAGAGGCGTTTGAGCGGTGCGGCTCCGAGTTGCGTACTGGGTACAACTGGCGTACCGCGAGGCGTTCGTTAAACCTGATGTCCATCGAATGGGCTAATCGGGGGCTTAACCTCTGGACGGTGGAGCAAGGGTCGTTTCCGTTGACAACGGGGCAGGCTATTTACCCAATCCCAACTGACACAATCGATCTGCTGGATCACGTGATCCGCACACAGCCTACAACGCTGGATCAGATTGACATCAACATCAGCCGGATTGCCGAGCCGACCTACTCATCGATACCCAACAAGTTGGCACAAGGACGCCCGATCCAGTTGTGGTTCAACCGTCAGACGGGGGCTGAGTACACAACGACGGTGACACTAGCGCAGAACATCGATGCGTCGGTGACAACCATACCACTTAGTACCACGGTGGGACTACCGGCAGCGGGGTTCATCAAGCTAGACAACGAGACTATTAGCTATCCCAACATCAGCGGTAACTCGCTGGTGAACTGTGCCCGAGGACAGAACAACACAACCGCAGCTTCCCACAACTCCTCCCCAGCCAACTACGTGACGGTGCAGAACCTGCCATGTGTGAATCTGTGGCCTACACCAAACGCGCCGGGGGATCAGTACACGTTCGTGTATTGGAGGATGCGCAGGATACAAGACGGTGGGCTTAACGGCACTGTGGTCCAAGATATTCCGTTCCGCTTGTTGCCATGTATGGTGGCGGGACTTGCGTTTCATTTGAGTATGAAGCTGCCGGAAGTTGACCCGAACCGTATAGCGATGCTGAAAGCAGCTTACGAGGAGCAGTGGGACTTAGCGGCTGCGGAAGATAGAGATACATCCCCACTACGGATTGTGCCTCGCAATATGTTTTATTACGGGTAAGTCATGCCTAATAGGTTTGCCTCTGGTAAGTTTGCGATTGCAGAGTGTGACCGCTGCGCTCAGCGGTATTTGCTCAAGCAACTACGCATCCAGACGGTTAAGACCCGCCCGTACAAGATTAAGGTTTGCCCCACGTGTTGGGACCCGGATCACCCGCAGTTGCAGTTAGGTATGTATCCAGTGGATGATCCACAAGCTGTTAGGGAGCCGCGTCCAGATATAAGTTATCGGGTGTCTGGTACAAGTGGACTACAGGAGCTTACGACTAACAGCACGGAAGTACTTGGGTTTGGATACCCCGAAGGTGGTAGCCGGGTTATTCAGTGGGGCTGGGCGCCGGTAGGTGGGGCTAGAAGTGACGATGCAGGGTTGACGCCAAATGATCTTGTGGCTAAAACTGCGGTAGGTAATGCGACAATTTCAATATCTTAGGAGTTAACATGAAGCCATCTGAAATGAAAAAGGTAGCCGTTGGTGAGGTCAAAAAGCATGAGAAGCGCATGCATAACATGGCAAAAGGCGGCGTAACGGGTGAGTCTATGAAGAAGTATGGGCGTAATGTAGCTCGTGCTATGAATCAACGCGGCGTTTCGAGAGGTCGATAATGGCTAAGTACACTATGAAGGTTAAGGGTAAAGAAGTTGGTCCAGCTTCTACTTATGCCGCGCCACATACGATGGAAGGCAAAAGCACTGAAGTTCAGACTTATATGGGCTACAAAACTGGCGCTTCCGTCATGACTGAGATGAATATGTCTACTGGTGGTATTAGCAAAGGCAACTATGCTCCGGTCAATCCGTATGGTGTTGGTGAGATGCGTGGTTATGGCGCAGCAACTAAGGGTCGCAAGATTAGCGGGAAGATGGGCTGATGAACTACGCGCAGTTAACCGCAGCGATTGAGGACTATACCGAGAATACGTTCACGGCGACGGAACTTGCCACGTTCGTGCAAAACGCCGAACAGCGTATCTACAACTCGATACAGTTCCCAGCACTACGCAAAAACGTCACGGGAGCCTTAACGTCAGGCGTCAAATACCTGTCAGCCCCAAGTGACTTCTTGTCGGTGTTCTCTTTGGCTGTGGTTGATGATTCGGGTAACTATTATTACCTCTTGGATAAGGATGTGAACTTTATCCGTGAGTCGTACCCCAACAGCACAACCGCAACTGGCATCCCTCAGTACTACGCTATTTTTGGTCCGACCACGACAAGCGTACCACCAGTAACACCGACCAATGAGTTGTCGTTTATTTTAGGTCCAACGCCGGATGACAACTACGCGGTAGAGCTTCACTATTTCTACTACCCGGTTTCGATGTCCGATACGATCAATAACCCATCGGGTACGTCGTGGCTTGGTGATAACTTTGATTCAGTCCTTCTGTACGGATCGTTGCTCGAAGCTTACGTATTCATGAAGGGCGAACCAGATTTGATGGCGAAATACCAGCAGCGGTATGACGAAGCATTATTGCTGGCTAAACAGCTTGGTGATGGCAAGAACCGTCAGGATGCTTATCGTAATGGTCAAGTTAGGTACCCAGTTAAATGATTGTCCAAACTCAAACTACGTCGTTTAAAGCTGAACTGTATGAGGGTATTCATGACCTTCTTACGGATACGATAAAGATCGCACTTTATACGGCGTACGCAGATTTGGATGCAGCTACCACTGCTTACATCACCACCAATGAAGTTGTAGGGACTGGATACGTGGCTGGTGGCAACACGTTATCAGGAGCAACAGTACAGACTTCTGGCACCACGGTGTACGTGAGCTTTAACAATACAAGTTGGGCTAGTGCTTCGTTTACTTGCCGGGGCGCTTTGATTTATAACGCAAGTAAGGCCAATCGGTCTGTAGCAGTATTAGATTTTGGTAACGATAAAATAGTGACTAACCAGACGTTTACGGTGCAGTTTCCGGCAAACGTAGCAAACAGTGCAATCATAAGGATGACCTAATGCTATCAGCAAATGGCGGCGCATTATTGGGAGATATTAGAGCAACCACGGTATCTGGTCGTGGATTCACACCGGAAGAATTGGTTGACAATACGTTAGATCGAATCATTTTCATAAGCGCTTCGGCAGACCCTGTTCTACGGCAGCAAGCTGAAGCTTTTAGGAAAAGTATTCGTGGGGTGTTACTTAACTACGGTAATCAGTGCGTTAAATCAAACCACACCACGATTGCAAACCGTCTCCGCGATGTGGGACACCATGACTTAATTAAACTTTTGGAGAACTGACATGCCCGGATTTACTACAGCAATGCCAACTTCTTTCAAGGTAGAAATCTTGAAGGCGGTACACAACTTTTCTAACCCCGGTGGCAACACTTTCAAGCTGGCACTTGGTAAAGCTTCAGGTGTTTTAGCTGGCACTTACGGTGCAGCTACTACGAGTTATGATGATCTAACCGGTAATAGTGACGAGTTACCAAACGGTAGTGGATATACCACGGGGGGTAATACGCTTACATCTGTAACGCCGGTTGCGGATGGAACTACTGCGGTCTGTGACTTTGATAACACCACTTGGACTTCGGCGACCTTTACGACTTCTGGTGGGATTATCTATAACGACACTGCTTCAGGTAATCCTGCTTGCGCGGTACTAAGTTTTGGTGGCGACCAACAAGTTTCTTCTGGTGACTTTCAGATTCAGTTTCCGGCAGCGGCAGCGGCAACCGCCATCATTAGAATTGCGTAATAAGGAAACAATGTGGCAGCCACAACTTGGGACCAAGGTTGGGGTGGTGGCGCTTGGGGGTACAACACGTGGAGTGGAATATCCCCGGCGTACGCTATTACTGATGGAGTAAGTGCCACAGGTGCGGTTGGGTCTGTATTTATAGTAGTAACTGAAGTACCAGTTGGAGTTGTAGGTACTGGCACAGTAAATAATGTAAATGTATCGATTAGTGATACAACAGCGGTAACAGGTGTTGAAGGCGTTGGTGCAGTAGATGGGTTTATTGTTCCGACAGTAATTCAAACGCCTGTTGGTGTTTCTGGTAGTGGGTTTGTAGGGGCTGTAGTTGTATCAATTAGCGTAGCTTATGAAGTTACGGGAGTGCAGGGAGTCGGTGAGATTGGCGGCTTCCAAGTACAGGTTGACGATATTGTTGTACCGGATACAGATAACTTAGTTGGTACTGGAGCGATTGGGGATGTATTTGTTTATGTCGCTAAGATCGTTGTACCAACAGGGGTTCAGGGAATTGGAGAGGTAGACGGAGTAGTACTAGAGGTAGTACCGTTTATCCAAGGTGTTTCAGGTGCTGGTGCGGTATCAAATGTATCAGTGCATATTAGCGATACACCGCTAATAGAAGGTGTAAGTGCCACAGGTTTTGTTGACGGGTTTGATTTAGTTTTAGTTGTTTCTTATGAAGTAACTGGAGTATCAGGCACTGGGGCGGTTGGTAGTGTTGCAATAGCTACTAGTCTGGTTGCGGTTGGAGTTGAAGGCACCGGAGCTATTGGCACAGTAACCCCCCAGTACGATGCAAATGTAGCTGTTACCGGCGTTGCAGGCACTGGTACTGTTCAGGATGTAGTAACAGTAGTTATTCCAGCAGTAGCCGGAGTTGTAGGAACAAGCGCTGTAGGTACTGTTGTAATTGAGATTGACGACAGTATACTGGTTACAGGTGTTCAGGGAACTGGGGCTGTTGGTACTATAGTGTTTAGAGGTTGGAGTGTAATTAATGACTCCCAAACTGTAACGTGGAACACCATAACTAATGCCCAGAACGCTGGCTGGAATGCAGTTAATACCGAGCAGGAAGAATTAGTAGCATAAAGAGGATAGATCATGCCTACATCGTATACA